CTGCAAAGGTTATAGGATTGTCAAGCGTTTTACCGTATGAGTTGACATTCTGTCCGAGAAGCATTATCTCGCACACTCCGTCTGCAACAAGCTTTTCTATCTCTCTTATGATATCCTTAGGCTCCCTGCTTCTCTCACGTCCTCTTACATATGGCACGATACAGTAGCTGCAGAAATTGTTGCAGCCAAACATGATATTGACACCTGATTTGAAAGAGAACTTTCTCTTCACCGGCAGATCTTCGACAATCTGATTGGTATCCTTCCATATGTCAATCACCTGTGAGCCTGACTCGATATTGTTGCACAAAATCTCTGCAAACTTGAATATATTGTGGGTTCCGAATACGATATCTACAAACTTATAGTGCTTTTTGATATTTTCAACAACCTCCGGCTCCTGCATCATGCAGCCGCAGAGAGCAATCTTCATCAGAGGATTCTTTTTCTTGTAGTTCTGCAGATATCCAAGCCTGCCATACACCTTGTTGTTAGCATTCTCACGTACTGTACAGGTGTTGTATACAATAAAATCCGAGTGCTCATCAGTTCCTTCCACGTAGCCTATCTGCTCGAGTATTCCGACAAGTTTTTCTGAGTCGCGGGCATTCATCTGACACCCGAAGGTCTTTAAAAACAAGGTTAGTGGTCTTCCCAGTTCTTCGGACTTTTTCTTGACATACTGCCTAGCCTTTGCCATGTAGTAGTACTGTCTCTCAGGCTCGTGGGTTGGCGGTGTCTGGGTGATATCTATGTCATCTAAGTTAATCATGTGTTTTTCCTCTCTTAATTAATCTCATGTGAGTATAGCACATTCATTCGATGTTTTGCAACAAATCATTGTCAATCAGACAATTAATGTATTCATTCACGCTCATGCCTCTCTTGGAGGCAGCGCTTTTGATTTTTTCTTTTTTTCCCGCTTTCATTGTCAGGTTGATTCTATCATATTTTTCTTTGATATATTTATTAATGTACTGGTTTTGATTAAACTCACTCATATTATTTGTTCCTCTTTTCGTTTACGATGTATATTATAACTAAGATGTCGAATATTATCTGACTAACTAAAAATAATGTTTCCATTTTACTACCTCCATTGACTTTTTCGTATTTTCGTAGTAAGTTGAGAGTGTGGGGAGCTTTCCGCTCCCCTTTTACTCAACTGTTTGTTGGTTACTTGTTGAGTATTAAGTTTAGCAATTGTAAAACGCTTATTATCAGATTTATAATTGCTGTGGCAAGAATGATGTTTTGAAGGGCTTCATTCTTGCCTTTTTTCTTTTGTCGTTTCTTTTTCTTACTCACTTGTCTTACCTCCTTACATGATTATAATACCACATTATGCGCATAATGTCAATAGTATTTTGCGCATAATGTTATTTTAAAATAAAAAAATAGGACATCCATCAATCTGACAGATGCCCTATGTGATAATAATTATTTAATTTATTGAGTCGGTCGGCAGCTCATTGGTATACTTTGATAGTGCCTTTTTAACTGTGCGCCACACCTTTTCTGACCTCTTCACTTTCCAAGTAGTAGTCAATATCGCCCTTCCAGCTCTCATCACTCGGCTTGGCCGGTGCGGGTGCAGGCTGGCTTGTTGCTGTTGTATCTTTTTCTCCAGGCTCCACGTATAAGAGGCTGGCATCCGTGCTGTTATTGAGCCCGGAGCAGGTGAATGCACTGGTGTACTGCCATCCGTACAGGCTGTGTGCAATAGCAGGCTTCTTGGCATCGTTCGGATCGTCTCCGATAGTCATTCCTTTTGTTGATGGATAGCGGGCCATCCAAATTGCATTTGCGTATAACTTTTATTTCTCAAACACGCTAACATACTTGCTTGATGCTGTAATGTATAATCCTGACTTAAGCTTATACATACTACCGCTTCCAACCTTGATAGGTCCCTGAATCACAGTAAATACCTCGTTCTTCTTTACTGTTCCTGCTGCCGCAGATGCATCCCATGATGGTGATTTTCTCACAGTCAGTCCATCAGCTCCATCATATATCACCTTAACATACTTCTGTTTTGCTGGAGTAACAGATGGTGCCTGTGGCTTTGGTGCTGCTGGGGCAACATAGTCAGCAAGCGCATATGCTATCGCATTGCACACATCATCAAATTTATTTTTGTAATTTGATGCATCCGGATCATTTACAAAGCATACCTCTATCAACATAGATTTCGCTTTTGTCCTATGGACTACATACAATCCTGATCCATCCTTTACACCACGATTATTAAATCCCAGTGCTGAGATATGTTCACATACCTCAATGGCATCCTGGTACTGTCTGCCCTTGTAAGTATACACCTCTACTCCTTTTCCCTGCTTAGCTGCATCGTTGTTAAAATGAATGGAGATAAACCAATCAAGGGTATCCTGATTAGCAAGTGCTACCGCCTGTTTAAGATAAGCGGACTGTGATGCTGCCTTATCGATCGTACATGGTACTACTGTTACTCCCATACTTTTAAAGATTTCTGTAAGCCTTGCTACTACTTTACGTGTCTCCTGTGACTCAACGATCACTCCACTTGTACCGTATCCCGGTCCTGAAATTGTGTGTCCTGCATTTAATCCTATTCTCATTTATTTGTCCTCGCTTTCTTTCTGATCTGCAATATGTTCTGTCTGTGATTTGATATTTTTAACCAAAGGAATAAGAAACCCCGGTATTGATGTACCTATGTCTACGATATTTTCTAAAATCGAAATAAGCTCATTGCAAATAATCCATATATCTACTATATTTGCCACTAAAAAATTAATCGGAATATTAACTCCAATCGTATGTGTAGCATACAAAAGAAGCTGATCTAATATAGCTCCAACTACTACAAGCAGCCACATCGAGACCTTTTTCTTGATACCCTTTATGCTACGATACGAGCTGATACCTCCGTCCGGACGGTTCTTTGCCGCCATGAGACCTGTTGCATAATCGATGATGTTGCAAAGGACCATAAGTAGTACCGGAACATACAGTGTTCCTAATAATGCTGACAGGAGAGCTGCTATTGCAGTTACCACTCCTTTAATTGTGTTAATGTTGTTCATAAGCTTGCGCCCCTTTCTTTATATTATAAGAGCCGGCACCTCATTTGGTGTCGGCTCCTAGGCTCTATTTGTTAGTTACATATTAAATTTTATATTTTCTATCTCGCTCCCTAACCAGAGTTTAAGTAGCTTAACAAATGGCAAAATAACTATTAAAAATGATATTATGGGAACAATGATTGGTAAGATATGTTTTATATATTACAAACATATTATCAGTGGTGTTGTAAAAAATAAGGAATATTTCCTAGAAAATGTAACTAATCTCGGATTACCATTGCCATTAATGAAGCCTGATTTCCCGACTTTAACATCTCCAATGTTTATGGTGGCTGGTGATTGGAGTACCCCTACTGCCGCAATAGCCGCATTACAATTAAAAGCTGATGGTACATTATCATGGGTATCATCACATGGACATACAGAATCTCTTACTTACATGGGATTCATTGCATATATTGCAAAATAATTATTAGTCATGATAAAATAGTATATAATTTACTCTAATATTACAACTAGCGGTTACTTTATCTTTCCATACGACATAGATACCAGTTGTTGTGATTGTTGGCGATTCAAGATGCCCTGAAAATGCTGCACCATCACCGTTTGTAATTGATACACAAAGATTATCGAAATTGAATGTTGATGAAGATAATCCTAGTGCAGAAATAACATCATTTTTTGACAATAGTAAACATGAGTTATTTCCCGGTAAAATTTCAAGTATTTTGGTACCCATCTTCATGATGGAAATATTCCCTAAACTATTTAATTTATTAAGATCTGTCTTTAGATTACCTAAACTCTGGTTTAATGCACTTATAGCTCCAGTACACGTTCCATCCCCTATCTTGGATATGTCCGTTTTTCCTATCCGCTTTGTGATAAAATACTTTAATCCTGTAAGATCCAAATATTTTGCCATTTTTTCTCCTTCTTTCTATGCAAATGCCGCATCTATTTCACTATTGGTTATTGCAACCATATCCGACTGCTTTATATAGCTGCTTAGGTCAATTTCTCTTGTACCTAATTTTTCATACTTATTGTTAATCCATAAATATTCATCATACACATTCTGTCCTCTTCCAGAATTGGCAATTAAATAAAACGTTCCCTTAACGCCTGTTGATGGCAATGTCTGCACTACTTGAAAATCCAATTTAGTAATACCGGCCATCGCTGTTGAAATGGCCGATGTTACAAATGCTGTTGATGCGGCCTGAGTATTATTTGTACCAGCTGATGCTGTTGGCACTTTAGGTGTACCAGTAAAAGACGGACTCGCTATAGGTGCTTTCTTAGTTAGCTCAGCCTGTACTGCCTTGTTTTGTACCGGGTTTGTTGAAGTGCTACTCAGTTCACTATCTACTGTTGTCTTATTTGCACCTTCCGCTATTCCATCAAGCTTTTTCTTATCACTTACTGACATAAGACCATGTGCAGTCTGTGTTGCATCAGAATAAGTTGTATTTGTCGGTGCTCCATATGTACCATCCCCTCGTAAATACTTTCCATAATCGCCAGCTGCCGGTGCAGGTACCAATCCTGACGTTCCAGCTGCTGAAGCTGTTGCACCTTTCATAACAGCATACGTTGTATTTTCTTTCGGTGGTGTATATCCAAGTGCTTTTATTACATTATCACTTGTAAGCTCTCCTCTGATAGTTTGTGATGATTTGTTTTCAACATTGCCTAATCCGATTTCTTCCTTTGAATGTGTGTGTCCTTTATCACTTTTATCTTCCAATAGAGTTTTAATTTTACTAATGATGTATACCGCACCTGTAAGATTTAAATATTTATTTTCCATAGTTCTCCTTTCTGTTATCTAAAGTCCATTAAATATAGCCTCTATTTCTTCAATGGTAATAGCATTATCATTATTAACTGCATTCACCTCCTCCGGGGTGTATGATGGTTTGTTTTGTGCTTTAGCCCATTCTGGTATGGTTGGATCTGTCTCATACATATCTCCTGATATTTCTTTTCCATTCAAGCGGGGTTTGTTTTTTAGCTGTTCATAATCATCCATTATGTATATTTGCTCACATTCAATTCTTAATTCAGTATCATTTTCCATTTCAAGTTCAATTTCTGTCATATCATCCCCTCTTTCAATATATCTTCAACTGGTACTGACTTGATATTGCTTGCAATTACATTTTCATCTTTTGTCTTTGCCCTGACCTGTATCAATACATTCTTCATAGCATCAAGCTGCAGTGTTTCATCTTGAGATAATTTAATAAATAATGTTTCATCCGAAGTATTCAATTGATCCATGGACTTCTCAAACTCATATTTTCCCTGTTTAAAGGTTACATATATTTTTTCCAAATTATTTATATCACAACCTTTTAATTTTATTTTGATTGTTGGAGTTGTTCCTCTTCTCATACTTCACCTCTTGTCTCAAAACTTATATTGCATCAATTTCCTTGGTACTTATAGTTTCTATTTTATCTACTTTTTGATTGACACTTTCAATTTGTTTTCTAACAGCCTCCCCCGCTGTATCGTATGACTCTCCTGCAAATCCTTTTCTCACATCCTTAAGCTCTGCTTCGTAGTTGCCAAATCTTTTTAACAATTGTTCCACAAGTGTAGTCTGCTTTTCCTCTTCCTCATCACCAAATCTCATTTTTCCAGTACATTTAACAATTATGTTGAACGATATCAGCTTACTGTCACCATCTATCACTCTGATCTGCATAACATTCTGCCCTGCATGAAAAAATGACTCAGAAGGAATAATCGTAATCGTATTTCCATCCACTTCTGCCAAGGCTTTATTAGGCTCAGCCATAGTTCTTGTACACATACTGTACACAACTGCTGCCGCTGTACCCGGAATAGTGTAATCCTTTATATCAAACTCTAATGCGATTGAATTTGTGCCCTCAGTTACCTCTATTGGAGCCTGAAGCACATTCTTTGTAACATATATGTCTCTTTTGATAGTCTGCATTCAAATATCTCCTTTCCTATGCAGGAATAAATCTAACTATATATCTTCCAGCCGGTTCTACACCTGACTCAAGGAAATCATACCAGGATCTCGCATATTGTCTTCGTGCTTCTTCCTCTTCCACACCGGCTCTCTCAAAGTTCTTGAGGTAAGCTGAAGCAAGATACTCCGGTGTCTCTGTACTTGTTTTAAATTGAGACCATGTCAGATTATACGCAGATGTTTTAATCCATTCACCTGTAGATTCTGATAACTGATCAATCCAATATAACTGTACTGTTCCATCTCCTATATCGTATCCGTTAGCCTTTGCCCAATTTGTATATTTGGTTGCCGGAGTCCACTGCACCAGTCCATAGCCACCGGAATAGTTGCCCTCTTTAAGGCTTTGCCACAATCCAGGATTAATGGTTGATTCTCTCTGCATATTTCCAAGCAGGCCTGAGATTGCATTGATTGTCCAGCCTTTATCACTTAGATATGTATAAATTTCTTTGGCATTGCTCTCCATCTCTCCCTGCGTCAAATATTTATTATTACTAATCATGGATAAGCACCCTCTTTCGATTTTCCTCCTATAAGCAGGCCTCCAACATAATTCTCATAAGTTCCATCCGAATACTCTACTGTTCCGGTAAATCCGTTATATCCGTTTACACCGAATGACTGGCAATCAACATATACCTCGCCAGTCTTAAACATTCTAAATAATGCATTTTCAGTACCGATTTTAAAAATTTCATTACTTACTGCAAAAATTCTCCCGACAGTATTACCACTTTTGTCCATGATCTTCATCTCCCCCTCTGAGATCTCTACTCTTCGGCCAAATTCATCACTTCCACAAGTGTATTTACCATTTGTCAGTATTCCATCTTTATCCATGATAGTTAGGATAGCTCCATTACCATCTAATACTTTTATAATGCCTGCTATGTTGTCTATTCCGCCAATGGTCAATGTTCCTCCATATATCCTGTCTGCCAGCATGGTTCCGGCTATAATATAGTCGGCAAAAAAGCCTTTCCCGGTTCCGAATGTACTCCATATCCAGTCTTTTCCATCAGCGGTCCTTTTGGATGCAATCTCAAATCCCATTGATCCAAGGCACATAGCTCCGAACGTAGGTGAATCAGGGTTTAAATCCTCAAAAAGCATGGCTCGTACATCCTGCTTTTGAGCTACATCACGTAGTGCATGAAACTGTGTTTTCACTGCATCCAGTATTCCCTGCACCTGAGAGCCGATCACAGATCCATCTTCTCTGATTGCGCTCTCAATTCGGTTATTAATACTGACCTGATTTGATATGTAATCAAATTGATAATCGCCCAGCGATACAGATAATATGCGGTCATTCACACAATCCCACTCTAATTCCGTAACTCTTGCATCTGTAACTATATCAAGATTATTGTTTCTACAATGTACGGTATCACCAAGAGACACTTCTACAAGCCCCTTGACATCGGCATACAGCTCTGTATCCTCAATCATTACCATATCCACAGATATAGTTACTTGAGGCTTGTCTGCCCCCGCTTCCCACTGTTCCTGACAGCGTTTTCTAAGTGCAGCCTCCAGTTGTGCCGGTGTATCGCATATGATCACACCTTTCGATTCATCATCTTCCTGTGCATCAGCTCTCATTTTTACATCTTCAAATTTCATTGTTGAATATTTGACTGTTGGATATTTGTCTATAAGAGGGGAATCAACCCAAGGAGCATCCCCATCTATCTGATATCCGTTATATGCCTGTGGAATGATCCGGGTAACCACATTTCTTAGGTCAACCTCCTCTTTCATTCCGTTCTCAGCAATGTTTTTTCCGTAAAGGATCTCAACACCTCTGTCGCTGCCAGCATGACGATTTATTATCGCTTTGTAATTATCATATACGATTTCACCGCCCCATCTCTTAACAAAAGAATTCTCATCGTCACCATTGATGGCTTCGATGAGATTTTTATTTTGGTAATATGCAGTTCCAGTCGATGTAATATCTGTTTCGGCTGTATACTTTTTATTCGGTGCAGTCATGATATCAAGAGCCTGCTGCCCTGTTTTGTCAGTTGGACGGACATCCAAAAGGAAACAATCATCTGCCGCATCCATAAATATAGGCTGCAGATCAGCAGATATTCCTGAATCACTTTTTTCCTTATGAGTTATTCTGAAAAGCTGCTCTCCATTAAAGGAAGGCATCTTAACAACTGCTCCCTCTTTAATATACTTCCAGCGGTCTTCTGAATCCTTTGGATGTTCAAGCGTTACCTCCCATATTCCATTCAATACGGCATGAACGGATGCACTTGAAGGAAATAATGACATATCTCCGTTCTGATCAAAGTTTGTATTTTCAATGTTATATATCTGGATCATAAGCACCTCCAATTAGGTATCACTTTCAGATTTCCTCCGTAAAATTCAATCTTGTTGTTTCCCGGCTGTAGATACATATCTTCATAATTTCCTGACACTTTGGTATTATTCAAAGTACCATCCTCGCGATACGCGATCATCCGATCTGTATCTATGGTCAGATTTTGACCAACATTAGCAGTCATCGTTTTTCCATTGATCTTAAGCGTACACATACCTTCTGCTGCGATCTTATATGTCGGATGACACTCTATATAAGGATTCCAGCAAACATCTTCTATGTCATATTCCATTGCACCATCTACGGAATATTGGAGCCCATCCAGTGTGTGAAATATCGCTGTAAAATTGCCTATCCGCTCAGATGTCCTCTCATTATCATCTAATTCAACATAGGTTATTTTATAAAAAAAGCCTGCATCATCAGATATAATAAGTTTTGCATTTCTTTCTGACAGCCACTGTTTTGCCATTCTCCAGCGATCATTCCACCTGTCTACTGCTCCGATATAATTAAATGGTATCTTTATTGGTGTTGCTGCATATGTACCATTAAACTTGTATATGGTTCCATCCCGCCCTGATAGTTTTACCTCTTCCATATTCGGCTGAGCGGCAGGAATAGATATCAACTCCCGGGCAAAAATCTGAAGCGAAGAGCCTCTTATGTCATTGTATTGTATGTCCTGCATTATTTTCCTTTCGCCCCCTGTGTTGCTAATGTCTTATTTGCCATCTGCTTAAGAACGAGATTTGTAAGTAATGTGATCGACTTCTTATCTCCAATATAAATGTTATTCTCCGCAGTCATTGATATTGATTTGAATGCTTCAACGATCATTGCGGCCAATGTTGCATTATTTGCATCATTTTCTTCTCTGATGTAGTCCTTTAACAGTTTAATTGGAAGTACCGCCTCTTTTCCAGCCTCTCCCCCTCCCATCAGGGAATCTCCATTTGCACCAAATATGGTCGGACTATTCAGGATTCCTCCATTTGCATACCAATCTACAGAAATTTTAGGTACCTTAAGTGGGGAAAGTGACCACTCTCCACTCGCTTTAAAATGAGGCAACTTTATTTTTGGTAATTTCCAATCAAAATCGAAGAATCCTTTAATCTTATCAATAGCTCCCTTGATAAAATCGGCTACAGCTCCGAATATGGCATTTACACCATCTCTGAACCATTCACACTTATTATAAAGCGTTACAAAAATGGCTATAAGTGCCGCAACTGCCGCAATAATTATAAGTATTGGATTAGCGGCCATGACTGCATTTACTGCTGCAAAACCAGTTTTAATAGGCCCCAATACAGGTGCAATTTTAGATATAATGCCAATTAGTGACGAAACCCCTCCTGATACCTTGCTTATGATAGAAATCACAGGGCCAACTGCTGCTACAAGAAGAGCACATTTGATGATCATATTCTGTGTTTCCGGTGACAATGAATTCCATGAATTGATAATGTCCTTAAGAATCGGTGTTACTGTCTGAAGACATTGTGCTAGTATTGGTCCTAATGCATTGCCAAGTTCAAACCCTTCATCCTTTAACTGATTTAATGTGAGTTTGAACTGATCTGCCGGGTCCAACGTTGCATTAAATGTATCACTGACACTTCCAACATTGTCATTCAATGATTTGCCTAGCTCTTCAAAATTCAGTTTTCCTTCCTGGCAGAATTGCGCCAGTGCCGGTCCTGCTTTTGAACCAAACAAATCAATAGCAGCATTGTATGCTTCTGTTGAATTATTTGCGCCTGACATTGTGCTTTGCAAATCTGACAAAGCCTGTTTCATAGATTTGCCTTCTCCGGATGCATTAACAAGAGCTTTTTTTAGGCCAGCCATCACCGTACTTGTATCAACACCTGACGTCTCACACTGTCCCAGGAAGGTTGCGGCATCTGCAGCTGACATACCAAGTTCCTTTAGTGATGCTGCATTAGATACCATTGAGGATGCAAGTGTGTCCATTGATATACCTGTATCCTGTCCCACTTTATTCATGGTATCAAGAAGTGCCCCTGCATCCTTGGATTTGAGGTTGAATGCCTCCATAACCTTCTGGGTGTTATCAATCGAAGATGATACGTCAGTATCATTAAGCGAAGCGAACTCAACAAACTGTTGTGATAAATCTTCCAGTTCCTGTCCTGTCATATGAAACCTTGTATTGACTTCTCCAACCGCACTTCCTGCCGTTGCAAAATCTGTCGGAATACTCTTTGCTATGTTTCTTGCAGAAGTCTGCATTTCCTCAAGAGCATCTCCTGACGCACCGGTTTTTTCAACAATAATATCCATGCCTTCATCAACCTGTTCCCAGGCTGCCATTATTCCGGCACCTGCCGCTGCAATCGGTGCAGTAACATTTTTGTTTAATGAACTGCCGACGTTTCCGGTCGCATCACTAAAATTTTGTACCTTTTGGGAGTAATCCTCTAATGTTGCAGCACCACTTTCAAGCTTTTTGTTTACATCCTCTAGACCACTTTTGTAGTGATTTAGGGCAGCCTGTGCATTATCCAACTGCTGCCTTGTCTTTGATATTGCCTCTTCGTCTCTCTTTTCAGCATTCTCCTGTGCTTTAAGTATTTCGTTGAGCCTGTCAACCTTAGCTGTATAGGCTTCTGTCTGATTTTGTAAATACTCCTGAGTTGCCCTGAGTTTCTCCGCTGATGACGTGCTCTTGTCCCATTCCGACTTGGCAAGCTTGAAGGCAGATCTGTTTTCATTTACAGCATTATTTACTTCTGCCAGTGATTTCTTAAAGTCTACGGTACCGTCTACCTTTAATTTAAGCCCTACAGCTTTCATTTCACTGTCTGCCATATATCACACCCACTTTCTTTTTCTCGACCTCCTGCCACACTTCAAGGCACTCATTAAAAAAAATGGGATCCGAGTTAAAAAATTCATTTTCGCTCATACCCATCATTCTTGCAGCTACCATGTATTCAGCCCAGTTTATTTCGATTTCTTCTTTTTCCTCTTCCTGGTCTGTGGCTGATTCTTTTTTGTGGCTTCTTTTTTTTTATATTTATCAACCTTTTTGCCGAATTCGTCAAACAGCTCTCTTATGGCCTCTGGATCCATCGGTGTCAAAATGAGTGCTTCGTCTTCATCTACCTTTAGACCGTTAGACCGAAGAATAATATAAATCAGCTTTGCGGCCGCTTCCATGTTCTCATCTTCTGATAGTGCCTCTTTATTGATTACTTTGTCTAATCCATGTTTCTGGATTAGATATAATGTCATAAAATTAACCTTAACCTCCAGCTTTGTGCCATCGGTTAAGGTTATGATTTTCTCGTCCATAGGTTAATTTTCCTTTGCTGTTGCTGTCAATACTGCTGCAAGATCTGCTTTGGTCAGGATAGGCTTGCTGAAGAATTTATCCTCTGTAAGTCCTTCCGGTGCAGATGCATTCTCTACCCTTGCAACAATGTCTCCATCCTCATTGAATGGATATGCTTTGATTTTGATTGTATCTGTCTGCTCTTTTGCCTTCTCCTCAGCTGTTGATATATCATCAGAGTTTTCACTTAGCTTGCACTTTGGATACCAGTCGTATCTATATCCGCCTTTTCTTAATTTGACCACCTTACCATAAGCAAAATATGGTCGTGGTCTGTTTCCACCTGAAAGAATAAGACCATCAGTATCAACATTGTCACCACGTAATTTTGCAAGTGTATCAGCCGGAAATGCAACAATTTCCTCCTCGATATCTGTTGAAGTTGTTGTAATATCACTGTCATACACTGCTCCTGACGCGTATGTATCAGTTGGTTCTCCATTTTCCGTGATTTTTACGCTTTTAACTACTTCTGTCTTCTCCACCTCTTCCGCAAATGTGGATGTCCACCTGCCATCTGTATCCATTGTATTGAAGCACAGATACTGAGCTCCTACAGTCTCCTTCATTGGTGGTCTTTTAGTTTTAATTGCCATAATTGCCTCCTGTTCTATAAATCCAATGCTGCTATCATCTTTTTATAGTATCTTTCTTTGTTCTGTTCAAATAATGGTTTCAAGTGAGCTTTTGCGCTCATTTTTTTCGTGCCGTGCTCAAGCATCGGTCCGTAATACTTGCCCCATCCCACATCTATTCCTGTCTTATCACGCTTATAGCTAAATGAGTCAACCAGATGTGTATATCCCGGAGCTGTGACCTTTCTTCTTGGCTTCGGCAAGCGCAGCAGGTCGTTAACAAACTCCTTTGCTCCCTCCTCTATTGCATCCAGAGCGCTTTTTTCGTCCACTTTTGAAAGATAGCTTCCAAGCATATCCTGAAATTCTTCCATTCCGGAATCTTCAAATGTAATATCATTCATTCATTGTCTCCAGCGAGAAATACGAATGCCAAATTTTATCGTCTGTAATAAATTCATGCAGGATAGTTGGGTGTAGTCCCTTTTTGCGCATCATATCTCTCAGCATTATCAGCTTTTCATTTCTTGGTGTGCGAGAATAAAAGCTCACCTGCCATGTGATTTTATCTTCATAGTTGTCACCTGATGCCATCACATCATCCCATGCTATTTCCCAATAATCAATTCTCGGAAACTTCTTTCCATTATCAAGATCAGATATTCCTTCATTGACCGGACAGCCAGTGGCATGTAACATCTCACTGAGTTCCTGTTTCGTCATCATATACCTCCCTGTCATATGCCGGAGTCTTAAGTGTCAGTTCTGTTTCTTTGAAACCGTCTTTAGTGGTCACGTGAGCCACATTGTATATCTCATGCTGTGCGCCATCTATTACACAGATACACTTGCTGTTGACCTGCTTATACTGTGGAATACTGATTTTCATTGTAACCTCTATTCCATCTGCCGACAGCTTAGCTCGTGTTGTATCAAATACAGAAAGCTCCCTGTACCAGATATGCATCCCGGTAGATCTTACTTTTTCCACCGGAAAGTCTTGTGAACAATCCTCCTCTATCCTGAGAAGTTCCAGCACACCATCTGTATATTCAGGCATTGCCATCCGCTTCCACCTCCGTTTCCATCTGCCACGTTAAAATCATACTTGAATAATTATCCATAAACTCACTGACTCTATGATGATATGCATAATACATGTAATTTTTAAGCAGCATCCTGTATGTCAGATCTGTTGTGATATTGCAGCCGGGATTTAAGCTCCCGACTGTACATTCACCCTCTCTTGCAAGATTTGCAAGCTGACTGTCTTCGTAATATGGCGGAATCTGGAATTCTGCCCTCATCTCTGATACCAGTGCTGTCAGTTCTGTGTTCTCCATATTACTGCCTCTCTTTTATTATTCCTGTCCAGCCTGAACGATTGTAGCCTGTGTTACAGGGAGCACATACTCCTCCAGCTTAGTTACATCAAAGATAACTGCAACATTGTCATCTACGGCACGGCCGTTTGCATAACATGATGCGATAATGAGATCTGCATTTTCCATAGCCTTTGTCTGGTCATACTCATTGACTCTCACACCTGTTGTTCCCATAGTGTAGTATCCTGCAATTGTAAATGCAGCCTTACCCTTCGGACAATTTGCATCTACGATTTTCTCGATGTCAATGAATGACTTGTTGACATAGCCGCCTGTCAGAGCCTCTCCATACATGCATGGATCCACATATTCTGCCTCGTCTGACGGATTACAGATAAGATACAGCTTGTCTACAACACGCTTACCATTATTGGTAAGAGTCTTTCTCACATCTGAAAGTCCTTTAGGGCTGAATTTTGTGATGTTTGTCACAACCGTCTTAGCCTTGTTGGTACCATCGCTGTTGGATGTTCCAATCTGGCGGAAAATACCAATCGGTCCTGTCTTTCCATCTCCATCAAGATATCCCTTTACAAGACCATCCTGCATAGCTTCAGACAGAATTGCCATAAAATAACGGTCAACAAACTCAAGCGAAAGCTCTCTGATTGCCTTTGGAATAACTAAGTAAGCGGTGAGCATGTGAAGGTCAATGTTAAGTGCTGAAATCTCTGTGCTCAGCTCACCCTTAACTGAGTCTGTTAGAGCTCCCCATACTGCTGCACCTGTATGTGATGCAACGATCCACTTCTTGACATTGGCAGGTGCCATGTTGACAAGATTAAGGATTGGTGATGCTTTCTTGACATCATCAAGTGTTCTGTCAATGATTTCAGTCGGAATGATATCAATCTGATTGGCCGTGATTGACTGCTTGATATCCTTGAAGCCTTCATAGAATTTCTTTTCTTCCTGTGAAAGATTCCTGAGTCCAAGCTGCTTCTTGAAGTCGGCATCATGGCTGGCTCTTTCTGCCTCAGCAACAACCTGATTTACTAAGTCCTCATGCGCTGCCTCCTGGATCATCTCAATAGACTGCATGATAGCTTCAGCTTTCTTCTCTGCCGGAGCATCATTGAGTAACTGCATTACTTTTTCCTGAACTTCTTTGTTGATAGATTCAATCTTCATTGTTTTCCTCCTTAATTGAAAAATGAGCCCCAATCGTTGCTCTTAGGTTTATCTGCTTCTTTATGTGTCAACTGATAAAATTCAGCTAACTGCCTCTCATGTTCGCTCTTGTTACAGAGCTGTTTCTTCAGCGCCTCATTCTCTTTAAGCACCTGCTGCAAAGTGGAATTATCCGGATTTTCCGGTTTATCAAGATTTTCCAGTCCAATTTCATCGATGAAACCATACTCTAATGCCTTCTGTGGTGACAATGTGGTCTCCTTGTGCATCATTTCACGGACTTCATCCTCTGAAATCTTTGCACGCTGCATAAATAAAGCTATGCAGCTCTCCATTGCAACATCCAGATTATCTGCCTCTGCCCTTAAATCTGCTGCATTTCCTGTTACTGTTTCCCACATTTCATGAATAATGGCCGTGGTGCCCTGTCCCATTATTCGTTTGTCACACGCCTGTAAAATTGTGAATGCAATAGAATGACACACTCCCATTACTATTCCGGTCTTGTATGAACCATGCTGCTTGAGCATATTATAAATCGTAGTGCCCTGATCAACGCTTCCGCCGTTCGAATTAAAGTAAATCTTAATCTCATCTGTCTCCGGAATGGCGTCCAAAAGTTCTTTAAAATGCTTTGCAGATGTTTCAGAATCTTCATACTGCCATGTTTTCCAGTTAAAAGGACCTGTCTTTTTGATTTCGTCATATATGTAAATTTCATGAACATTGTCCTGCTGCTGGAATCTGTAAATTACATTTTCGTTCTTCATAATTCTGTTCCTTTCTCTTGATTACTGTTTAACGGACAGCTCCGAGATATCCGGATCACCTCCATCTAATCACTTTTAATTGATGTGCCATTGTCACCCTCCTCTCCATAATTTTTAGTCAATGCTCTTGCATTAGAGAACTCAGTGTTAAGCAAAGGATATCCCACCATTGCTCTGATTTCGTCATACGAGAAGCCAATTCCACGAAGCTTATCAAGATTAACAGCACTATCCACCACATCAACATGTTTAAAGCGTGCCAGCCATACCATTACCTTTTCATTTTTCCTGCTGTAATCATCTTCACCGACTATGTAGGCAGTCAGCGTATCATTTATGACTTCCGCAACCGGGCCGACAGCATAAGTGATAAATTCATTGGTGGCATCTGACTGCTCTGTGATATTGCCATTAAATACTGCTTCCGGTATATCAAAGGCATTAGCTGCTTCGTTGTTTATGGCCAAGGCAACCTTGGCAAGCTCCTCCGCTTTTGCGCTCGCATTTATCTGTATATTTTCAAGTGATACACCTTCCGACTCTGTCATTACCGTTATATCTTCGCTCTCAAGCAGTCTCTTGATTTTCTCCGCATACATGTCCTTTGTGACTATCTTGTCAGTTCCATCAGCCTGCTTTTCCCTGAAGGACTGTGCTGTACCCAGCTTCAGTTTAAATTTTGGCTGATTGGATAGACGAATCATGTAATTGATTGCATTGAGCGTATTGTTGTATTGATTCACAACGGACTCCAGGTACACTCTTATCTTTGCATTGTCGTACCGTAAGTGGATCACCTCTGATGACATAAATTTTTTGTATAAACCATACTGTTCCCCTGCACATTCAAGCGTTATGTTGCTGTATATGCGCTCTGACAGCACACTGTTTGACACCTGCCATGCAGACGCTTTGTAATATTTGCCGTTCATTGGGATGATAAGTGCTTCCTGTGTCCATAACAGTTCTCTTATAATCCTTGTCCAGAAATAAGTTCCACACTCATGGTCATTTGGCATTACATTGAGTCTGTACTCTATACTGCTTTTCTGTTTGCTGTCTGTCTGGACTATTATGTCAGACTTTGCAATTGCCCTTGCAATCATCATCACAGCTTTTTCAATTGCCAGCTTTGACAGATTAAGCTTTTCCAAGTCAAGCGTAATAATCTCTGCCATAGACTGCATTTCTTTATTCTTTTTTTGAAACAGGAAATCAAACATTGCTGCCTCCTAAATGTATATTATTTGAACTTCCAGCTCATCTTTGCAGAACATTGCAACATCAAAAGCCATGAACCCATCATTTTTCCTGAGCTTCGGTTCTACCTTTCCAAACATCTTATTGCCACATTTATCTTCGGTAACACTTGTATTGTTGGTGTACCAACGCATTATTGCTGATGCTCCAAAATTAATCATGCCCTGACTGAACATGGACTGGATAAATGGTGCAATTATTCCGGTTGCTGATGTAATCTTCCGGATCAGCCGGACTACACCGTTCGGATTCTTACGATCCTCAATCGTAAGGCCCCGTTCCTCGAATGCCATCTTAAACAGAGTGTAACGGTATGTATCCATTGCTATCTTCTTGACATCATATTCGGCACATCTTTCCATGCACCAATCAACTATGCTATTAACATCGATTACAGGTCCCGGTACCACCTCGAAATCATTAAATTCGGTCTGCCCTATGTTCTTAAGCGGGAACTTGATGGAGTCTAAAAAAGGCGATTCAGCACAAATCCATGTGTGCTGTCGCCATATATATTCTCCTGATTCAGTTTTTGTCAAGACTCCCGCCGATGCAAAGTCCCTTATGTCAGCATAATCGATTCCAATTACAGCCGGCTGCCCTTTTGTATCGATTGTCATTCTTGGCTTTTTCAGTTCTAATTCCTCTGTCGTACTGCCCTCATAACATGCACGCAATACATTCAGCCATGTTGTGACCGTTTTCTCTTCCTTTCGTGCCGATCTGTCCATTCGTTTTGTAATAAATTCCGGTCTCTTTGACGGTATCTTTTTCATTTCAAGATAATCGTGCATTATCTGATTGGCCAGAATCGGCATATACTCCATTGATGGGTTGGCTTTGTGCCATGCATCAGGAATATCAACCTCTTTCATGCTGTCAATTTCGCAGATGAATGGATAATATCCCAGTGGATTTTCACCGGTTTCAAGGATTTCAGCGCACATTGATGAAATCTCATCCAACGGACCGTCTCTGACGTAGCCGTCTGTGGTGATAATAAACTCTCTGGAATGTTTGACTTTTCCGAATGAAGACTCAAACACATTTATCTGATCATAATTCTCGTAAGCATGAATCTCATTGAGCACCAGGCATCCGGTTCTCTTGCCGTCTTTGGTTTTGGCATTTGAAGTGTTATATTTCATTTCAGAGCCTGTTGCAAGGTTCGTAATCAGCTCCTTTGTTACTGAAAATTTTCCTTTGAACTTTGCATTTTCGTGGAGCATGTCATAGGCAACCTTGAAAGTGTCCTTGACCTGGTCTTCTGAATTGGCCACAATCTCAACATGATAATTTCTGACACCATACAGAGGTGTCTGCATAAAATTTGCCAAAGGAACAATGAAGCCGTCCTTTCCGTTTCCACGTCCTTCTTTGATGAAAAACTTTGGGAATACCGGAATATCGTCTTTTTTGTACATGAATACAAACGCGTATATGAACTTCTGGTATGGAAAAAGCTCATAATAATTTACTTTGCAGTATTCGAGACAATTCTCATAGGTCTCTTTATCGAAAAAAATATCATTTCGCTTAAGTAATGGCTTTACAATGTTCTTGATAAGTTGTTTTCGCTTTTTGTTTATCCACTTCGGATGTTCTTTGACATATTTGAGATAATCATCAATTTCCTTACAGATAACCATCTGTTGCTTTTTCCGGTTCAGGTACCGGATCCTTGAGTCTCAGATCAGCTAAAATCTTGAGCATAGTTGCTGTTGTTTTTTGCAGATTGACAACAGAATCATTTGTTTTCTCTACTACAACTCCGTTTCCATTAATGGTCTTGTATCTGAGCCCTTTTGACTTGATATCACTAATCAGCTTCTTTTTCAGTGACCAATAATATACATAATCGTCAATCATGTCTTTGTAAAACTCTGCATTCATTCCCCGAAGCTCCAACTGCTTGACCAGAGAATCTCTTATTTCCGTTTTTGTCAATCCGCTCACCTCCCTTTTTCTCAAAATATGTCTGTTTTTTGTGTATAATTTGCATATTTTTTAACGGTTTTCATTAAAAAAATAACTGTATTTTTGTGTTCTCCAAAAAAATT